AGCGCGAGCATGTGCGGCTTCTCCATCACATACGCCTGTTCAGGGCTCATTCCCAGCGAGCGCTTGGGCTTGCTGTTGGCGACCTGTTCACACCATGCTCTGGCTTGCCGGTTATGCTCTCGCTACATCTTCCTCGGTAGCCTCCTGCATGCTTTCAGCCTTAGCAATTGCCGCATATTCTTTTTTCAATCCTTCAAATATCTCACGCTTAACGTCGCCGGTGGTGCCATAGTAGCCGCTCGATTGACTGTACATCGTCATCAATTCAGCTATTAAGCCGTCCAAGTAAGATGCATTCCCATCTGATACTTTCGCGAAAACTTCACCCGCCTCATCAATGATATAATTAGCCGCTTGATGTTCGATCAGGTTTCTGACCACTTCCTGCTGCGATTTAAAGTTGCCAGCCCGCGATCCTGCTATGCCCACGTCCTTCATTATCTTTGACACAACACTAAACGGCGTGTTTTTTCCAGACCCTGTGCCCGCAACGCCAAACATATAAACATTACTTCTTACATCAAACTTGCCGAATTTCATGTGATGCCTGAGACCGCCACACGCTGACACGATATAAAGCGATGCCTGAACAGCTAAATGTTCACGCTTTCTTATCCCCATAGAGTTTATATATTTGGCTATCTCACCAACCAAACCGTGCGGACGCAGAAGATCAACCACCGGCGAGTCATCTGCGCAAAGATCCATCAGTTCAGCGCTTGGCTTGAATGTGACCGGCATACTCCAGCCAGTGAGGCTTATAAGCGTGCCAATAGTTACCTGCGACGCTGATTTTCCAAATGTATGCCACTTGTACACCGGCGACTTATCACCGTCTGAGCAATATTTACTGCCTTTCTGTGACCATTCGTCCCAGATCAACAGGCCGTCATTGCTTCCGCCAGTTGCATTGTGCAGTGCCATCCCAGATTTAATCCATGTGTCATAATCACAATCTGGGTCAAGTAAATTAATAATTTCGTGTAACTGCTCATTGCTTACATCAATTGACTCAGAATCACCAAGCTTCGCGCGCACTGTGTGCTTTACTTCAAGTAGCGCAATCAGCGCACTTGGTGCATCATCAATCTCAGCAGGCGAACCAACGGCCAGTTCGTATTTATTGCCAGACTTGTGAGGGCTTCCATAACCGACCACGAAACCGGATGACTTGAAGTCTATGCCATCAAATCCGTTAGCATGTTGCTTTAACGATACGCCTTCAGGGGCTTTAAAGAATAGATGCATGGAACCGTCAGCGCTTCCGGTATTAACAATGCACCCGCTGCCTTGAATCTCTGGAATAAGCTCTATGAGTTTGTTATATGACGATAGGCCGCCGTTTCGCGCGTCAACGTCTACAACTATAAGACCACTGCACAAAATGCCGTATGCGTCCAAGTAGCCTATCAGATCGAATGATTCTAATTGATCATCTGACCATTCTGGAGTGTGTTGCCAGTTAGCGGCTCGTGGATGTTTACCAGCTCCCCAGCAATCTGGGCCGCGTGCGCATGTGCATGATCCGTCTGGCAACATGGGGTTTATGCCGATGACGCGATAATCTGAATCTATCCAGTCTTGATAGCTCATAGATACAGCTCTGATATTATATAATAAAGGGTTTGGTGCATTTTATTGGCTCCTATTTGCTTAATTGTATCCTTATTTGCTCGGCGGGGGCATGACTCCCCACCTTTCCCGCAAATAGGACACGCAAAACACTACCACCCATGCAAACATATTACAAAAAAACTTGACCAATGGCTAGGCGTGTTTTACGCTATCTAAACGGGCTTGGACATGCGTTCTGACCATTCCAAGCTGCTTTCATCACATAACCCCTTGTTTTTCAATGTCTTTTCGACTTTTCTGTGTTTTCAGGGGGGGGCCTCCGGGTCTTTATTCTATCTCATTACTATAAAGAGATGGAAGAGAATATCACTAAAACAATAGAGTTATTTATTTTTTACATAACTATTCAATAAATAAAGACTTTTTTTTCAAAAATCATCAAAACTCAGCAAACATAGGGTAAATTCTACCTTAATTACTCTTTTTTTCATTTTTTAAGAAAGAAGGGGGGGCAGAAAACACAGAAAAGTAGAAAGATCATTATAAAACAACAACTTACAGCAGAAAGGTCATGGGTGTTTTTTAGAAAAATCTATTATTTTTTAATAATACCTCTTTATGCCTTATTTTTTTTATGGGTATTGATAGTGCATCGTATGCGCTCTTTGCGTGTTGCATACTCGCAATGCTGCTGCTAGCGTTCGCAGTGTAGAGACAAGGAGGTTTAGAGATGTTTGATATTGAAGTTATGACAGAAAGACAGTGCAATGAGCTACTATGGTATTTGGCTGTGATGTGTTGCGAGTATGATTCAAAAATGATAACGCCATACCATGCAAGTTTAGCTATTGAAGAGAGGTTTTGAAAATGGCGCAAAAAAAGATAGATGACCACATAATCAATAAGATGAGGCGGTTAAGGGCAAGTGGTAAGACAGTCAAGCAAGTTGCCGCACTGTGCGGCGTGGGTGCAACCAGTGTACGATTGCACACTGCTGGATGTGTACCGGTGAAGAAGGCCGCGAAGCGTAGGCGGATCAGGGGCGTGGTGTCAGTGCTTAAAGGCCCGCACGCTGGTAAGAGTGGTAAAGTGGTTGATAGGGCGGAACCGATTCAGGAAGATAATCTGGCTTATGTGAAGCTGGCGCTTGATGTTGGGGATGAATGGGTGCTGGAGGCATGGGTGACATGATCTCAAAAAATCACACAAAATCAGAACGGCAGGAAATTGCCGAATATAGCAAAAAACATTCATTCGATGAGGCGAGGCGGCATTATCGCATAGGCGCAAAGAAGCTCGGAAAGTATCGAAAAGAGTTTGGGATCAGAACAAGAGGAACACGAGCTGGTGATTATGCCAGAGCTTTAAACGCGGTGAAGTATGGCAGCACGTTTGCAGCAGCTGCGAAGAAGTACAAGGTGTCGGCAGGGACGCTTAATAGAATGAGTAAAGAGAGTGAGGATGATATCAAGGGCGTGCATCCGGCATTGATGTTGATTCAGGGAGTGATGGTATGATAGAACCAGCAACGGAACACATGAAACAGATGACAAAAGAAATGAAAGATCGACGCGATGAGTCAATCAGAGAGTCAAGGGAATGGTACAGGGATCATCCAGAGGAGCGGAAGAAATGAGCAACAAATGGAGAACAGGTAAACCACCAAAAGATGGAATGCCATTTATCGCCATGTGTGGGTATCCGTGGCGGCCAACGCTGGGAATGTGGAATGAGCACGATGCAGACTATGTTTGTGTATCGATTGGCGCGCAGGAAATGCAAAACGGGACAGTTGACACATGGTTTGAGAATGAGCATTACATGGGAAGCGATATCGTCGCATGGCAGCATATGCCGGAGGTGGGGATATGATTAAATCATGCATTGGAATACACAACAACAACTGCACGGAAGTGGCAGATCATGCGTGTCCGTTTTGTAAGGCGTGCAGGAAAGAGTATGAAAAAGCGTGTCTGAAAGCGAAGGAGGCGGCAAATGAAAACAATCGACGCGGTTAAGCATAAAACACCCGGAAGCATTGGGCGCAGTATCCTTAAAATTGAGTGCGTGCAGGATGAATGTATGATACCTCTATCAGAGTGTCACCCCAGCTATTGCAGCGAAAACGTAGGACACTCAATCTGGCTGGATGATGGCGCTTGGCGTGGTAGGGTTGTATGCAATTATGAAAAAGTGTAAGCTAGGCAGTCTATGACAAAGAATAAAGGCGGCAGGCCAATGGCGTTTCCTACTCCTGAATTATTGCAGGAGGCGGTTGACAGTTATTTTGATTCTCTCGGAGAAGGTCAGCCGCCTACTATTTCAGGGCTGGCTTATCACTTGGATATTGATACGAGATCAGTTATAAACTATGAAAATAGAGACGGGTTTTTTCCGATAATAAAAAGAGCAAAGCAGAGAGTAGAGCAGGTTTTAGAGCAGAGACTATATGAACAAGGCCCAACTGGAGCCATCTTTAACCTCAAGTGTAATTTCAATTGGAACGATACACCAGAGCAAGCAACAGAAGAGAAACAAACCACTGCGATTAATTTTGTGGTGTCGGAACGTGTAGAACATGACTGACGTAAACATTGACCTATTACCGGCACAGGGTGAATTTTGTATGTCAGAACACCCTTATCCGGCGATATCGGGCGGCTTGGGCTCTGGCAAAACCGCGGCTGCAACTATGCGCATTATATCTAAAATGGTATCAGACGTTGGAATCAATTGCCTGATAGGCATGCCCACTTATGACTTGTTGAAACTTAGAGCTATGCCAGGCGTTGAAGATGATCTACAGCGCATCGGCTTTGATTACCGGGTAAACAAATCAGACTACTATATTGAAATCAGCGGATATGGAAAAATCTATTTCCGCTCATACGACCGCCCAGAGCGATGGGTGGCGTTTGAGGTTGCTCATACTATCCTTGATGAGCTTGATACGCTAAAGGTCCATGATGCTGAATTGGTATGGCGTAAAGCAACAGAGCGAACGCGGCAAAAGTGTAAGAATGATGCATTGAATACAATCGGCGTGGTAACTACTCCAGATATGGGCGTGAATGGGTTTGTATGTAAGAAGTGGGGCGGCAATGATAACGCTGCACTGAAAGATGGGTATCATCTTATTTTTGCTGATACGCGCGACAATTTCCATAACCCAAAAGGCTACTATGAACAGATCATGAGTAACTATGATCCACTGCTGGCTGAAATGTACACGCAGGGCAAGTTTGTCAGCCTCACGCGGAATAAGGTGTATCACTATTTCAGCAGAGAGCGCCATCATTCAGAACGTGTGATTACTGACGCGGATAAAGTGCTGCATGTGTCCATTGACTTTAACGTGGGCGGCTGCTGTTCGAATGCGTTTATCATTGAGAACAATGAACCGGTTGCAGTGGATGAGTTTACGAGTCATGACACGGCTGACTTTATCAATAACCTGAATGATAGATATGATGGCAAAAAGGTGATTGTTTACCCAGATGCGTCAGGTGGGAACAGTGCAACGAATGCGAGCGCGTCGGATATTGGCATGATAACAAACGCAGGCTTTCAGAAAGATTGCCCGAAAAAGAACCCGTTCATTCGGGATCGTGTCAATTCAGTAAACGGACTGCTTGCTAAAAACAAGCTGAAAGTGAATACAGATAAATGTCCAATGTTGACGCTTGCGTTAGAATCACAGGGTTATGACGATAAGACAGGCGACCCGGAGAAGTTTCATCAACATCCTGCTATAGATGACTGGGTGGATGGCACTGGATACTTTATAAACAGAAAATGGCCAGTATTGAAGCCTGTTGTAGTGACAGGCATTGGGTCAGCGAGGTAATAATGGCAATTGAATCAGCTTATGCAATTATAAACGATAAAGGAGAGATCGCGCAGGAGTTCGTGATATTTGGCGATTTCGAGGCGGCATCATGGCTTGCAAATAGAGCCGGTGGGCGTGTTATCGAGGTGCAGATCGATATGGATGCAGACAAGCACGACGCGAAGAGTTACGCAAAAGCGATGGGGTTGAATGATGGCAATTGATTTCGAGCACAAAGAATACAAGTCAAAAATAGAAACGTGGGAAAAAGTCGATAAAGTTTGTGTGGGGGAGGATGTCGATGACTTCCTTGTGCCGCTTAACCCGTCAGATAAGACACCTGCGAACCGTGAGCGCAATGCTCAATATAAGAAGCGGGCGGTGTTTTATCCGATTGCAGGACGCACAGCGCGCGGACTGGTTGAGCTTATGTTTAGCAAGCCGCCTGCTGTTGAGCTGCCAACCGCTTTGGGATATCTCAAGTCTAATGTAGATGGCATGGGAACCAGTCTCGACCAACAGGCGCGCGATTTGTCGGGCGATGTTGTCAAAAAAGCACGCGGTGGTCTGTTTACGACATATCCCCGTGTTGATCGTGAGTTATCAAAGGCTGATATGGCAAGCGGATCTTATTTCTCGACTATTCATGAGCTTGAAGCGGAACAGGTGATCAACTGGCGTTATGTGCAGTTTGGGTCAATTGTTAAACTTGCGCTTGTGGTGATCAAAGAGGAAATTGAGGAGATTGGCCCCGATGGCTATTCAACTGAAACCATCGACCAGATTCGTGAACTTTCTCTCATTGGCGGCGTGTTTCACGTTTCAACATGGCGAGAAAACGAGAAGAAAGAGTGGATCATATACGAGGAACCATATGCTCCAACAGATGGAAGTGGCAATGTGTGGAATGATATCCCATTCCAATTTGTAGGCTCTGAATCCAATACAGCCGGAGTTGATGACTCCATGATGAATGGACTGGCTGACCTGAATATTGCTCACTATCGCAATTCAGCAGATTATGAAGATAGCGTGTGGTATGTGGGGCAGGCTCAAGGCTGGATGTCTGGAGTCGATCAGGCACACATTGATATGCTGAAAGCCAATGATATGTACATTGGCAGCCGTGAGCTTTTAGCAGTACCAACAGGCGAACGGTTCGGCTTCGAGTCCGCATCACCCAACACTATGGTTCGGCAGGCCATGCTTGATAAAGTTGATGCAATGATCGGCGTTGGTGCAAATTACATACAGCCAAATGGTGTAGCCAAGACAGCAGAGGAAGCCTCTGGCGACAATGAGCGTGAGCACTCTACTCTATCAATGATAAGTCTAAACATCGGCGACGCATACACCCAGGCTATCAAGTGGGCAGCGCGATATATGAACGTGCCGGAAGATGGCATTGAGTATCAGCCATTGCATGAGTTCGCACAGCCGGAAGCTACAGCACAAGAAATACAGGCTATGGTTGCAGGATTCTTGCAGGGCGCTATCCCAATGTCTGATTATTTCAGATGGCTGAAACGTGTCGATATTGCCGACTCTGAAAAGACGATTGAACAGTTCGCAGAGGAAGTGAACCAATCAGCAGTTGATATGCCTAATCTTAATGAGTAGAATGCAATCATCCATTGTCTGGCTAGGGGGTAGCACGCACTGCCCCCGCTCTCAGCCGACAGTGGAATAATGGACAATGGAGCTATCTGATATGACAAACAAACCAAAAATTGGTATTAAGTGTGAAGGGTTTAGTGTTAAAAAAAATAATGCCAGAGAGATTCCGCATATGTATTATTCTTTATATGTATGCGGAGAACACATAGATGAATCATTAGTGACTGACGCAAGCATGGATGATGAAGAAGGCATGGTTACGATTACCGTTACAATGCCAGCTCACAATATCACAATGGTGCAATCATGATAAAACAAAAATTAAAAAAAGTGTCTGACGGAATTGTGACTGAAGTCATCACATTTGCAGATGTTGAGCTTGATATTGTTGCGGAATTAGCAGATGTCAACTGAAACACTCACAACAATAGCCACCCGACACCAGTCGCATTACGAGCGTTTAAAAGCGCATGAAGTAGCCAAGTTCGATGCGTTCTTGCTTACGATGGATAAACAGATTCGCTCTGAATTGTCTAAAGCACCACCTGAAAACATTCGTGCTATGAATGCACAGCTTAGTCTTATTGGTGTTGAAATGCTCGGAACCATGCAGGAGTATGAAGCTGTGTGGCTGGAATCAATGTCAGAATTATCTATCTATGAATCTGGCTTTGAAGTGCGTTCGCTTGAAAACGTGGTTGAAGGCGTGTCGTTCACCTTGCCATCTGACGCGCAAATCACTGCGGCTGTATTCGCTGCACCACTTGGCGACATTGGCACAAAGTATGCCGGATCACTTGTTAAACCACTGATAAAAGACTTTATCGCGGATCAAGTGAAATCAATGCAGAACGTGATCCGCATGGGCTATGCACAGGGCGAAACAACGCAGCAGATCATCCAACGAATCAGAGGCACCAAGCCAGCGGGATACAAGGACGGCCAGATTGCACATCTTAAGCGCAATCAGGAAGCACTTGTAAGGACTACGCTGCAACATGCGAGCAACCAAGCGCGCAATGAAACATGGAATAATAACATTCAGGTGATTGACCGTGTTAAGTGGGTTTCAGCATTGGATGACAAAACATCATCTATTTGCAGGGCTCTTGATGGGCAGATATTCCCACGCGATAAAGGACAGCGACCGCCTGCGCATATTAGATGCAGATCAAGCACGGTGGCTGTGTTGAAAAAAGAGCTAGCATTTCTCCAACGGGGCGGAACCAGATCCGCACGCGATCCGGTAACCGGCAAAGTTGGCAAGGCACCACAGAGCCAAACGTACTACGGATGGTTGAAGGGGCAGCCGGTGAAAGTGCAAGAAAGCATCATTGGCCCGAAGCGTGCTAAGCTATTGCGAGACGGTGGACTATCCGCGCAACGCTTTGCAGAGTTACAGTTAGGCAAGCTAAACGATCCAATTAATCTAAAGCAGATGAGAAAGATGGAACCGATAGCGTTTGAAAAGGCGGGGTTGTAATATGAAAGGAATAAAGAAATTTGATTTAAAGCCAATGTTCACGAGGCTTGAAGCTGATGGAATCTCAATAGAGGAAGGATACCACGGCGTGTTCTTTTTCTCTAAAGGCGGTCTTTATATGAGGATAGGCTCTGAACAACTCACAGAAAACAAAGATATTGAGAATGTTATAATGGAAGCATTGAAATAATAAAGGAGATAATAAACAATGGAATTAACACAAGAAAACATGAACAAATTGATAGCAGAGAAAAAAGCGCTTGAAGCAAAAGTGGGCGAGACTGAAACAAGCCTATCCAAAATGCAGGAATCTATCGCAGCGTTGGAAGGCAACGCGCGCAAGCTGAAAGATGAGAAAGCAGCAGCCAAGCAGGCAGCAGATGAAGCCGCTCTGGAAGCAAATCGTAAGAATGGCGATGTTGAAGCACTCGAAAAGTCTTGGGCTGATAAGCTGGCTAACGCACAATCTGAAAGCGGGCAGACTATCGAATCATTGCAAGGCATGATTGGCAATATGACAGCAGGCGCGGAAGCGATGAAACTTGCTACGGCGTTGGCAGTTGAAGGACAGGCCGAGGGATTGCTACCGCATATCAAAAGCCGATTGACCACTGAAATAAAAGACGGGCAAGCAAGCGTGCGCGTATTGGATCAAAGGGGCAAACCATCCGCATTATCTATTGACGACCTTCGCACTGAGATTGCAGAAACGCCATATCTTGCGGCTATCATTTCAGGATCAAAAGCTAACGGTGCAGGCCAGCCTGGAGGCAACAAAGGCGGCAACGGCAAAACAATGAAGCGCGACGCTTTCGACGCTCTACCGCTTGGCAAGCAGGGCATGTTTATGAAGGACGGTGGCCAGCTTGTTGACTAAATAAATAAAAGCGCGTATATTGCGTTTTAAATAGCCCTAGTTTCGACAGCAGTCGAGACGATGCGCAAGGACAGCA